AACTAATTAATGGAGTATGAAAAAGATTACCCTCTTAGCATTATCCTTATGCTTTTTAAGCTCTTGCACTGTTTACACTGAAAAACAGAGTGAAGCGCTAAGTCAGAACACTTACGCAACAAATGATTCGCTTAATAAGGCAAGAGTTGATTTAGCGTATTATTATTCAGATCAAGCAACAAGGTTAGTAAAGATTCCTAAGAAGAGAATTAATATACAGCCGGTTTATCAAAGTTCAACTGTTAAGGGTACAACAGGATCAAGAGTTGTTATAGTACCTGATCAATATAAAGGGGATAAGGTAGTTGTAGTAGGCTCAACTGAATATCAAGATTTGTTAAAGACAAAGGCAATTGCCGAACAACTTAAAAAGGATAATGAAAATATTATTAAAGCTAAAGCAGATACTGATAAAGAGTTAGCTAAACAAGCTGAGTATACAAATAAAATGGTTAAAGATCTTAATATTATGCAGAAAAAGTTAGTTGAAAAAGACTTAGCTATACTTTGGAGAAATATTATTATTGTTAGTCTTCTTGTTTTAATAGGTGGTTACATCTATATAAGAATGAATAGCGGGTTTAGACTATAAAATATTAGACTTTTTTAATAAATAGTTTATATGGATAAACTATTAAAAACTCTAACAGCTATACAGGATTGGTTCGGTAATCACCCGAAAACATTACTATTAACTATTGGTTTTGTTTTTGGTTTAATTATCGGTCTCATATTATAATATGATTGGCCCGGTATTAGAAATTGTTAAGTCGGCTGCCTCGTTTTTACGAGACGGGCCTAATGCTTCTGAAACTGCTAAACAATTAGCAGAAGACGAAAATCATTTTGCTTCTAAGAAGTTTTTTGTAATATTCAGCGCTATTTTTATGTTAGCGTTTGTATTTTATACAAGTGTCGGTATTTTATGGGTACTACCAAGGACACCTGAAATAGTGACTGCATTTGTTACTATCTTTGCAAAGGTAATGGAGATCTTTGGTTTAATAATATCTGTCTATATTGGAGCTCAAGGCTTAGTAGATTTAAGATATAACAGTTCTTCTAATGCAGGTCTTCAAGGTGAAGTAGATGTAAGAGAAGAAATATTATCTAATAACACAAAAGAAGACGATTATACTATTTCTGAAAATAACTTATGAAACAACCTTCTCCTAAAGCATTAGATTTAATATTAGAATACGAAGTAGGTGGAGGCAAATCTTATTACGAAAAGTATTTGTCTAAGCCTACCTGGCCTGGTGGTGCTAGTGGTATGACATTAGCTATAGGTGTAGATTGTGGGTATTACACTCCTGAAGAACTTGAAAAGATTTTTAATTTTTTACCTAAAGATCAACTAACTATTGTGAAGGGAGCTTCAGGTAAAACAGGTCAAGCAGGAAAAGCATATACAAATGCTAATAAAAATAAAGGTATTAATATTTCCTGGGATCAAGCAATTAAAATATTTGATACTTTAACTTGGCCTAAGTTTGCTAGACTAGCTGAAAAAGCTTTTCCTGGTTTAGATGAATTATGCGATAACGCTTACGGGGCTTTAGTATCTTTAGTTTTTAATAGAGGTACAGCAATGCAAGGAGATAATAGATTAGAAATGCGTAATATAAGAGTTCTTGTACCTAAAAAAGATTACAAGGGAATAGCTAACGAACTCAGAAAAATGAAAAGAATCTGGGAAGGTAAAGGTTTAGATGGATTATTAGCCAGGAGAGAAGCCGAGGCCAAATTAGTTGAATCGTGCGCTTAATCTTCATAAAATAGTTCTTGAATCATTAACTTTAAATAAAGATATTCTCTTTCTATATAAAGAGGTACAAGAATTGGTAACGCTTTAATGATGTAATAAGCTAACCAAAAACCGAATATTATTTTCTGTAATATATTCATCCGTGTTAATTATATAAAAACGATTAAATAATCTATATAGTATATGAAGAAGTTTGATTCCTTAATGGAGATGTTTTTAAACGAGTTTAACGTGCAGGATCGTAATGATCCTTCATTCTATGATTATGTCGTAGTTATGTTACAACAGTTTATTAGTAGGGATTTATTACATCCTGAACAATTAAAGGATTTAAGAACTACAGCTGAAGATATAGTTAAGGACGGGTATTATATCTATAAAGATTATGACAATAATCATAATGTAGCCTATAAGATAGCTTTCGTATTTGATAATACTGAAAAAGATTTAACAGGTATGCAGGTTCGTATTTACGATCTAATCAATCACGATAAAGAGCCTTACGTTATTGATAATACATTTGAGGATTCATCTATTGCTGACATCGGTGATTATATCGAAAAAGAAAAAGGTGAACATAATGAAGAAGAAGTGCCAGGGGAGACAGCTCCTGAAGCAGTCGGTGAAACACCTTCAGCATTACCTGGTGCAGTACCTCCAGCAGGTAAAGAAGCAGCTCCAGGTAACGAGCCAAACACTTCTCAATATTTAAAAGGTCTTAAGTAAGACTATTCAGTAATAGAATCTTCGAAGTCTTCTGCTTCAAGATCATTTATCTTTTCTTTGAGATAGCTAATAGCATACTCTAAATCTTCTAAGCTTCCAAACTCATTCTCAAATACTTGAGATATAATATCATCCATAGCGTGCTCGATGAGCGATTCAATTTCGTGTTTTTTAAGTGACATAGGTTTAATTATTATTTACTTATCAAGTAATTTTCAACTTTTTTGTAAAAGGTTTATTACCAGGAAAAATTGCATATACAATTCTAGGTTCTCCAAAAGAAAATTCTAATACAGGGTCTGCACAATTAAACCCATACTCTTCAAACTCCTCCATAAACTCTTCTATTAATCTGTAAATAACTTTAATATGATTTTTATGCATTTTACTATGAAGTATTACAATAGTTTCCCAGAAAGGTTCAGGTAATAAAGGAAAACCATCTTTGAAGTGTGTAGTTACAGCTTTTGTTGCACCAAGAAGAATACATCTCTCTTTAAGATCTTCGTTCATGTCAAAGCCTGTCATCTATACAATATATTAACATTACTGTATATATGCAAGTGACTAGAATAAATATTATAAGATGAGCCATAAAAAGCGTACTGCGAAAGCAGCACCTGCCAAAGTCGCAATTTCCAAAAAAATGGAAGTTAAAGACAATTCACCCTACGTATTCCAAAGAGACAAACTCGGGTTTGATCTCATAGTCCGAGAACTTCCTTGGACACAAAAACAAAAAGACATTATAGATCTTATTAATCATAAGGATACTAAAGTAGTCTTTATCAGCGGTCCAGCTGGAACGTCTAAGAGTATATTAGCAACTTATTGTGCTTTAAAGCTTTTAGCTGATAGAAAGATAAGTGAAATTATTTACATTCGATCAGTTATTGAAAGTGCTTCTAAGTCGTTAGGTTTTCTTCCCGGTGAAGCTGGAGATAAGATGAAGCCTTTTGCTATGCCTTTAGTTGACAAGATGGAAGAGCTTATCAAACAACAAGACATTAATAAGCTTGTTCAGGAAGAGAGAGTAAAGCCTATACCTATCAACTTCCTTAGAGGTGCTTCGTTTAACGTTAACTTTATTATTGCTGACGAAATGCAGAATGCTGAGTTTAGTGAAATTCAAACTATCATTACCCGTATTGGTAATTTCAGTAAGTTTGTATTCTGTGGAGACCCAATGCAGACTGATATTAAAGAAAAAGGTAAGTCTGGTTTTAAGCCAATGTTCGATATCTTTAATAACGAAGAGTCAAGAGCTCAGGGTATCTTCTGCGTTGAACTTGGTAAAGAAGATATTATGCGTTCAGGTATCTTAAAGTTTATCGTTGAGAAACTCGAAATCTATAAAAAGTAGATTGTTTTAGTAGGTACGCTACAATAAGTTATATTATGGACGTACCTACTATACAAGCTCTATCTGGTGTTATAATTGATGAGCTAGGAATAACATCTACAACATTTTTAAGTGCTGTAGATAGCTTATCAGGTGCCCCTGTACATCCTTACGATCGTTTAGTGTTCGAACACTTCGGACCTGATTATAAGTTTCCTACTATAGATGATATACCAATGCCTATGGATTTCTGTATCCATACAACTATCAGTAAGTTAACATCTATTAACGCTCAACAAAAAGATCTACATGATACTCATTACACCGAAATGGATAATTTCTATGATCATCCGCATATCGGTAACGCTTTTGCTACCTTGTCAGGAGATACATTTGTTATAAACACAGATCAACTTAAGAAATATATTGAGTTTCACGAGATAGTAAAAAGTGTACCTGTAGAACGAATTAATTCATTTGAAGCACCGTTAATAACTCAAAAGTTACTTCATCATTATACTAATATCTTTAACTGAGATATTTAGAAAATAAATTGTTCTGTGTTGCAGAACGTACAGCTGTATATGCCGTACCTATTGAGCTAATTAAACTAGCTATTGCTCCTAAAGAACTACCTGATTGTTTGTATAGAGGTGCTGAATCTGTAACTCCTGCTTGTGCACTTCTTACATCGTCTGCAGTATCTGCTAAGCTAAAGTCCGGAACTTTAACTTCGTGGGTATGTCTAAGATCAGGTAGAGCGTGAACGTGAGGAAAGAGATATACAACACCTGCTCCTACTCCAACTGAGATACCACTCGGTTTTAATTCATAGGGTACAGCAGTATAGGCCATATTAACCATACTATCACTCATTGATAAAGCACCTCTTATAGATACTAACTGTGTAGCAAAATCCGGGTTAGCAGTATTTTGAGAAACATTACTTGCAAGATCTAATAGGGCTCCAGTAAGCCCGCTTGTTCCCCAAAATGCAGGACCAGTCATTAAATTACCAGGGCCACTAACTGTTGTAGTTTCATTTTTTCCGGTACACTCCATTTTAACAACAGACATACTTTCTGCATGAATGTGACCACCAGTAACTATATTACCCGTATTACTGATTGTACCTCGAACAAATAAGTGACCATCTGAAGGAGCTACTTCAATACTCTTACCATTAATATTAACTGTTTCTCCTTCTAGTAATAACCTACCGGTACTAGAACCTATAGTTACTTCAGGTCCAATAATTTGTGTTATACCACCGTGAATATTAACCGGTCCTCCTGTAGTAATATCGATACCTTGTGCTCCAACTAATACAGAAAACTTATTACTACACTTAATAACATAGTGGCCTCCAGGGGTTGCTAAAGGGTTAGTACCTTGAACGTGATTAGCTGTAGCTCCAATTGCTATTTGAGGTCCTCCTTGATCGGTATTAATCTCAGAAGGATCAGCTAGACGAGCATTCCTTACACTCTTACCCTTATCTACTCTATAAGAAGGAGTAGTATTCATTCCTAAACCTACTTCTAATAAATCACTACCTTGAATTATTGTATATCGGTTACACCCTGTAGCCTGTGCTTCATTTTTTTCAATTTCAGCTTGATGTTGTTTAGCTAATTCAGCAACCTGCTTATGTTTCTCGGAGTCATCTGATGGATCTTTAATTTGATCTCCTCCACCGCATGCTGGACAAGCTTGTTGTAAAAGAGCTTTCTTAGGTATAGGTACACTCTGTAACAGTGTGTTAAAAATAGTAGTCGGTATTTTTATACCAAAGTTACGTTGAACAAGACCGTTTAAACTAGCAAAAGCTCTACCGCCCGTTTTAGCTAAAACGCTTCCAGAACAGAAAGGGCAAGGTATTGTTTTTTGAGCCATATAGTTAATTATTTCTATGTAAGTATTTTAGCTACTCTTAGTTAACGGTGCTTGAATTTCACCGATTAGTTGATGTATTCTTGATACGGCGTCAACAGCAGGCTGACTTACGTTACCTACTTTAATTATTAAGTCACCCATA